AGGGACTCAGACCAGCCATAATGAAAATCACCAAAACACAACTCAAACAACGGATCAGAGAAGAGCTTGAGGTTATTCTCACCAATGAAGAAGTTGAAGAAATGTTTGGAGAAGAGATTCGCAATCAGATAGAAGAAGACGAGCAGTTCAGAGATCAGCAGAAATCAGACAGAGCGCCCCACAAACAAGAGAAACAAACTAAGTTTGAAGAATGGGTAAGATTGGTTTCAGAACTAGGTTTCGAGTTTGCAGAGGATCCAGAGCAGAATCCTTATGACGCATGGTTTACCGGTGTATCTCCGGAAGAGTATGCCGGCACTAAAGCCGACGCAAGAGGTGAAGTGTGATGGAGATCGCAAAGGAGATCGCAAAAGCAAAACTAGACACATTTGTAGAAAAGATTATTTCCCGCAAGTTTCTAGTTTGGTTGACAGCCACAGTGTTAATGTTCGCGGCTGGTTTAGAATCATCAGACTGGATAATCATCTCAAGCATCTATATCGGTGGACAAACTGTTGTTGATGGAATAGCAAAACTAAAAGGTGCTGGGTGACAAAGCAGAAGATTCTGGCTTTCTGTCTAAAACACTGGAAGGAGTTGGTGATAGTTCTATGTCTTTCAACAATAGCTTTCAAGACACATATGGATTATCGCACCTTAAATAAGACATACGAAATATCTAAACAAGAGATGGAAATACAAATCACATCCTTGAGAGATATTCACGCGCAAGAAATACAAAAGCGAGAAGAAGCACTCGAAGATTATAAAGAAGCTCTTGAGGAGATTCAAAGAAGCCACGCTGAGGCTCAAGAGCAGCTTGAACTAGAGAAAATAAAAAAGAAGAGTGCATACTTGCGTCAATTTTCTCAAGACAAGGAGGGGCTAGCCAATGAGATCATTAACGCTTATGGTTTTGAGCTTGTGGAGTAGCGCTGCGTTCGCTCAAGAGCCGGGGAAGTTTACATTTTTAGGACAAGATCAGTGCGCTCCGTTCGAGGGTATTTTGTTTGATCCCGCAGCGACTGCAACAATACTAGCAGAACATACAGCAGTACAGTCTCAGTGCGACATAAAAATGAAGTACGCTTTAGATACACAAGCGACTGAACATGCGCTAGAATTACAAAACTTACGAATTCGTCATGACTCACTGGCTAGCGAATGTGATGCGAGAGCAAGTTCCTTGGAAAAAGAAAATGAAGCGCTAGCAGAAGCGCTGCAGAAACAGACCAAGAGAAATCCTGCCATATGGGCAGCCGCCGGACTCGTAAGTGGGATAGCCTTATCATACGGAGCATACAGGGTGTTTAATGAGCAATAAAAATTACGACAAGATTGCCGCTATAGAGAAAGCAATAAAGCAGAAATATGGTGAGGAAGCGATCGTCAACCCGAAGTCAAACTGGGGCGAGGAGAAAGAGAAAGAATACCTAAAGCAGATGAAAGAGTTGTACGCTCGCTCAATGCAAGAATCCTCGACACAAGAAAAAGTCGAGGTTAATGGTATAAAGATATCACAAAAACTACTTAATAGAGAATCCTTAAAAAATTGTCCGGTCTGCGGGGTTTTCCCAAAGAAAACAATGGATGATGTTTGCCTTATTAAGTTTGGATGTTGCAGCACCTGCCACATCCAATATGTGGAAGGCAGAGAGGAAAGATGGCTAAAAGGCTGGAGACCCAATGAAAATCACTAAATCAGAAATAAAACGGATCATCAAGGAAGAGTATGAAAAGATCAGCGAATTAGCCGGCGAACTTCCCGCGACTGATGCCCCTGATGATCAAGAGACTCAAAGAACCAAGAAGGTAGCCACTGGCACAACCCAAGGAGGCAAGCTCGGCGAGGAAGAATACAAGAAGATGTTAGCCCAAGTACTCCTTACTCCAAATGTAACAGCCCAAGTTAGAAAGAAAGTACTCGAATCAATCTTTGGAAATAAGGGTACTGCAATCAACAGTTTAGTGTTAAAAATACTCAAAGGAATACAATAACAATGGCAACAGTTTATGAAATAGTACAAGGGCTTTCGCAAGCCGCAGCAAACGCCTATGACGGCGCTGTTGATGATAAGGGTGCCCCACTGAAGGTAGGCTTGCAAAGAGAAGAGGGGGATCCGATTCTTGATCAAAGAGTGATGGATGGCTTTGGCGTCAAATTTTATGGCAACATGATGTGTCTTAGCTACCAGTCTGAGGTTAAGCTTAAGGAAGTTTACGCAAATGGCTTCGAGTCCGATATCGAGCAGCGTGTTGCTGATATTGCTTCTTTTCTGAAAAAAGAATATCGCAAGATTCGCGGAGAATCTGTGACTCTTTCAAAAGAGGGCGAGATAGATGTGCGTGTTGAAAATTCTTCTCGTGTACGCTCTTGGGTAACTGCCAAGATGCACTATCGAGTTGGAGGGCTAGACGAAGCAATGGAAGTAGGAGCAGAAGCTGATACCAAACCAGAAGTGGATTGGGAGAAATTCATCTCACAAGGTGGGTGGAATGGTGAAGGCGGCAAGAGACCAGAGAACGATACGCGACCAAAGCCCAAAAGTGACTGATGGCATTCCAATTAGACAAAAAAGAGCAAGTAAGAGAAATACTTAAGTGCGGTAAGAACCCAACCTATTTCTTAAAGAATTACGCTAGAATTTCTCACCCAATCGATGGTCTGATACTTTTCAATACCTTTGATTATCAAGATCGTCTGCTGGAAGATTTCAACGACTATCGATTCAACGTTATCAATAAGGGTCGTCAGTTAGGTATTTCAACAATTACTGCCGGCTATATCGTTTGGATGATGCTTTTTCATCGTGATAAAGCTGTACTCGTTATGGCTACTAAATTTGCGACTGCCGGAAACTTAGTTGTCAAGGTCAAGAAGATTATGAAAAATCTTCCTGACTGGATTCGCATTGCAAGTATTGATATTGACAACAGAACTTCTTTTATTCTGTCCAACGGATCTTCGATTAAAGCTACTTCCACTTCTGGGGATGCTGGACGATCCGAGGCTTTGTCTCTTCTAGTACTAGATGAGGCTGCTCATATTGAGGGGTTGGGAGATCTTTGGACCGGTCTATACCCAACGCTATCTACTGGTGGTCGTTGCATTGCACTATCGACCCCTAACGGTGTCGGTAACTGGTTCCATAAAACCTGTGTTGGCGCGGAGAATGGTGAGAATAACTTCAACCTAACGACCCTTCTATGGGATGTACATCCGGATCGAGACGAAGAATGGTTTAAGAAAGAAACCAAAAACATGACGAAGCGCCAGATTGCGCAAGAGCTAGAGTGTAACTTCAATACCTCTGGCGAAACGGTCATAGGATCGGAAAGCATGTCCTGGCTGCTAGAGACGATCAAAGAACCAAAATACAGAACGGGGTTTGATCGAAATCTGTGGATTTGGGAAGATTACGATCCTGCTCATAACTATCTCGCGGTTGCAGATGTTTCACGCGGCGACGGCGCAGACTATTCCACACTACACATTCTTAAAATAGAAACACTAGAAGTAGTGGGGGAATACCAGGGCAAGCCAACGCCAGACATGTATGCAAATTTCCTGAATCAAGTAGGGAGAGAGTTTGGAAATGCCATGCTTGTAGTAGAAAACAACAACATTGGCTATACTGTTCTGGATAAGCTTATTGGATATGGATATCCAAATCTCTACTATTCTATAAAGTCGACACACGAATATATAGAACAGCATCAGGCAGAAGTAGGAAATTCTGCGGTTGCAGGCTTCACAACCTCATCGAAGACAAGACCTCTTATCGTGGCGAAATTAGAAGAATTTATTAGAAACAAACTAATTACAATATACTCCTCTCGTACAGTTGGAGAGATGAAGACCTTTATCTGGAGTAATGGCAAGCCTCAAGCAATGAGGGGATATCATGACGATTTGGTTATGGCGCTAGCAATAGCCTGCTGGGTCAGGGATACGGCTCTACAGTCTTCAGCCAGAGATCTGAACTACCAAAGAGCGTTTGTTAATTCAATCATTAGTACAAAAACAACTATGAATACTCAGATTAAGGGACAACATGGCTACAAAAGTGACAACTTATTTGGTAAGATGAATGAAGCTGAAGACTTGTATAAACAATACAAGTGGATCATAAAGTGAGAAATTAAATGGCACCAAGAAATAGAAATTTTAGTAAGGGCAAGAACCCTGCCAATGAGCAGTCTGAACTCTTCAAGAGATTAACAAGACTATTCTCTGGTCCGATTGTTAACTACCGATCTCAGTCAGGTCGCCGTATTCGCCGGCAGCACCTAGACAAGTTCGCAGCTAGGTTTAAGTCGGCTTCTGGTCAGCAGTTTAAGAAGACTTTCTATAACCCGCTGGACAACATCGCAACAAATGCGATCGGAAACCAACGTCGTTCCGAGAGATACATCGACTTTGATCAAATGGAGTACACGCCCGAGATAGCCTCTACTATGGATATCTATGCAGATGAGATGACCACATACTCTGATCTGAAGCCGATGCTAAACATTAAATGTTCGAACGAAGAAATCAAAGCAGTTCTTGGAGTACTGTATGAAAGCATCCTAAACCTTCAGTATAATCTCTTTGGCTGGGCTCGCACAATGTGCAAGTACGGAGATTTCTTTTTATATCTAGACATAGACGATACCTTTGGTATTAAGTCAGTCGTCGCATTACCGGTTCAAGAGGTCGAAAGGCTCGAAGGTCAGGATGCCACGAACGTGAACTACGTGCAATACCAGTGGAACTCTGCGGGGATGACCTTTGAGAATTGGCAGATTGCCCACTTCCGCGTGCTTGGAAATGATAAGTACGCACCTTACGGAACTTCGATTCTTGAGCCAGCACGACGTATTTGGAGACAGCTTACTCTCATGGAGGATGCGATGATGGCTTACCGAGTCGTACGTTCATCTGAGCGTCGTGTCTTTAAGATTGATGTTGGTGCTGTTCCTCCAAACGAGGTGGAGCAATTTATGGAGAAGATTGTTACGCAGCTTAAGCGACACTCGGTAGTCGACTCCTCGACCGGTCGTGTAGACTTACGATACAACCCCATGTCCATCGAGGAAGATTACTTTATTCCAGTCCGAGCAGGCTCCGCCACAGAGATAACCAATCTTGCCGGTGGCACAAACATTACAGCAATCGATGACATCAAGTACCTCAGAGACAAGCTCTTTTCCGCGCTAAAAATTCCCCAAGCATACTTGGCAATGGGTGACGGCGCATCGGAAGATAAGACAACACTAGCGCAAAAAGACATTAGATTTGCAAGAACGATTCAAAGACTACAAAGAGTAATCGTAGCAGAGCTTGAGAAGATAGGGATTATCCATCTTTATACTCTTGGGTTTCGCGGCGATGATCTCTTAAGTTTTAAACTGTCTCTTAACAACCCTTCCAAGATTGCAGAGTTGCAAGAGGTTGAGCACTGGAAGGCTAAGTTCGATATTGCTGGTTCCGCAACAGAAGGCTTCTTCTCCCGTAGATGGGTATCGGAACATATCTTTGGTATGTCACACGAAGAGTTCGCCAGGAACCAGAGAGAGATGTACTACGATCGCTCACACGATGCTCAACTGCAAGCAGTGGCAGAAGCCGCCGCCGCAGGCGGGGGTGGACTGGGAGGAGGAGATCTTGGACTTGGAGACGGACTAGGAGATGAGCTTGGAGATGATCTTCTTGGAGGCGACCTTGGCGGTCCCGAAGAAATCCCCGCCGGTGATATTGGCGGAGAAAGCGGTGGGGCTGAGCCCGCTGATGCTGCGGGCGGCGACGATTCTCCCCTCTTAGCCGTTCCCCCTGGATCGCGCAATGATGTTCGAGTTTATGAGAAAAGCAATTACAAGCCCGTCAAGAATGACAGGCGCGAGGATGCAGGACCAAGAAAGAGACACTTCGATGCACAGAGAAGTGCTGAAAAGAGTAGCTCAACAACTCGGAATGTTTTCCCAGGCGCAGAAATTACCTCTTTGAAAGCCGGCTCTTCTATCGCAAAAGGTATTTATGAAGAGCAACTACCTAGTTATACTTTAAGAGAGAGTGTTGAGGAAAATAAACTGTTCGAACTTAACGACTCTATTAGGAAACTACTAGAAGGACTTGAGGGCAACAAAAAGCCAATGGATCAATAAGATGAAAGTAAAGCACAATAAAAAAAGAAACACTGCGGTTGTCTATGAGACACTTTTGAAAGATATGACTGCTGCTATACTAAAAGGGGACAGCGCTCGAAAGCAAGCTATTGTCTCAATTTTAAAAGAACACTTTTCTATTGGCACAACTTTGAACAAAGACCTTTCTTGTTATCGATCCCTGTACGAAACAAAAGAGATGCCCCAAGAGACCGCGCAGAGGATTATTTTCGAAGCAAAGAAGCAGAGGGGTTCTCTCGATCCAAAAGATCTTTTCAATGCACAAACAAGAGTGATTCACGATATTAACAAAACAGTTGATCCTTCCATCTTTTCCAACTTTGTTCCGAACTACAAGACTTTGGCAACAATTCACCAAATCTTTTCTGACAATTTATCGCCGAAGGAAAGGGTTTTGTTAGAAAATAACATTGTAGATCTTATGTGTGAAAAAAACGTTTTTGAGAAGACAGAGGGAGTAGACAACATTACCCTGAACACCTTCATTCGAAAGTTTAACGAAAGATACGAAGACAAACTCATAAAAGAACAAAAAGAGTTGCTGTCACATTATATCGCATCCTTTGCTGATAACTCTCTATCACTGAAGGTTTATCTTAATGAGGAAGTTTCTCGCTTGAAGACTGCGCTGTCTGAGAACTTAGAGGATCCTATGTTGCAAGAGGATACTGATATGCTCTTAAAAACAAAAAAAGTGATCGATAAAATGAACTCACTGAAAGAAGCTTCCATCAATGATGATACGCTTACTATTATTTTACGCACCCAAGCGATAGTCAAGGAGTTCCAAGCAGATGCCGCTAACGATTAAAATCGGAAGAGAAAACCAGACGGCGGTGATTCGCCTCGAACTGGACATGCGCAAAAGCATGAGCGGTGATTTGCTTATCTTTGATCACGGAGATATTGATATTGTAATCTCTCCATCAAAGAATAAAGTATTGGCATTCCCTAAAGAAACGATGACTGAGCTATCTTATGGCGCGCAGAACAGACTGTTCACCCGCTTGAGAAAGAAAGGGCTGATTATCCCAGAGTCAATTATCGCATCCTCGTTTTGTGGCGCGTTTGAAGCTACAATGGAACAACCCTTCAAAGAAGACTTGAATACGGCTAAGATGACCTTGATTAATATATCTAAGTTCATCGACGAAGAACGTCCATATTTCGAGTCCACAGAAGCAATAATTTCAATGGCTGATGATGAGCTTTCTGATCCAGACAAGACAGGCTCCACGGAGTTAGGCGAAGTGCCCCAGTCTACAGAGAAGGGTTCTATTCGACCAGGGTTCACTAGTAGTCCAAGCTCATTAAGCTACCGATAAGCGATCTGATGGGAGTATACAATGCCAAGTGAAATGAAAGTCATAATGGAACGCTGGGATAGGTTTGTTATCTTAGAAAATGCAAACGAACCCAAGACTTGGGGCGATCTTGGTCAGAACATCTTATTAAATATAGCAGCCGAGAGGTACCCGAGGATCGGCAAGTCTCTATTGAAGTTTGGATTTAAAGTTGCCACGGGGACATTAAGAAAGACATTTGATACTATAGAAGATTTAGAAGATGTATTAGATTTCATTCCTGACGAACTTCAAGAAAAATTAGAGCAAGGCTCCGAAAAAGCAACAGAATGGCTTGCGAATGCTGCTAGAGAAAAAGGTGGCAAAATAGGAGCATTTATAGTTGATGATCTAATTGGAATGGACGATTCTTTAACAAAAGATATACCCGGTTATTCACAATTGGGCATTGAAGATGAGTATGAGCAACTTATTGACAAACAAAAATTAAAAAAATGGGCTATTGGTATAATACGACATGCTAAGGCAAATGCAAAATCTGATGAACCACTACCAAATCTGAATAAAGAATTAGAGAAGTGGTTTCAGGATAATGTGGGTGCTCACCCAGACACAGACGAACCAGATATCAGATAAGGAGGTCAATAATGGAACTTATACTATTCGTCCTAGCTGCCTACGGACTAACACAAATATTAGTTTATAGCGATATGCCCGTAATAAAAAAACTACGCCCTCACAAGGAATCCTACAAGGGTTACGGAAAGGTCTTTCACTGCCCAATGTGCATGGGCTTTCATGTTGGCTGGCTTTTAATGCTGCTTTCTCCATTTACAGAACTATTTAGTTTTGACGTTTCTGTGTTCAACTTCTTCCTTCTGGGATCTTTGTCTTCGGGAACTTCGTATATTCTTAACATGGTTTTCAGCGATGATGGGATACAGGTGACTCAAAATCATAAATATAACAACTTCTCAGGAGAAGAGTAAGATGAAACTATTGATAGAAAACTGGAACAAATTTGTTAATGAGGAAGATGGTGCCGAGTACCAGCACGAATTTGCTGTAAAATCTTCTGATCTGGCGAATAAATCTAAGGCTGCTGGTATTCAAGCCGGAAAAAGTCTCAAAGATAACCCACAAACGTCTGTTAGCACGATTGCCGTTGCAAAAGCGGCAGGCAATCAGCCCGACAGTGGAGATTTGTTTGATGCAGGTGGTCCCGGCGTTGATTTCTATAGCAACTTTGTAAAGCCCAAGTTCAAAGACGAACAGCACGAAAGATCTTCTGGTGGCATCAACAAGTTTCTTGATAAGAAACGCCTTACAGTAACGAGCGCATACTTTGGAGGAATCATCAAGGGAGCAAAAGAAGTCGGATTTTCTTTTAAGCCAGCAGAAGGCAAAAGTGAAACTGATGTTCAGAGGGTTAATAACATGGTCCACGGGACTTTGGTAAGGGCTGAAAAACAATGATAATCACAAAAAGCAGACTAAAAGAGATCATTAAAGAAGAACTTCTTAAGGAAATAGAAGAAGTTGAGATGTCTGATCTTTATGCTGATTATGGCGAAGACCCGATCGAAGCATTAGAGAAAAAAAGAGAGGAGTTGAAATCTAAAATGCGAAAGCGTGCGACAGCAAAAGACGCCGAGGATTTCAAGAAGCTGAACAAAGAAATCGTAAGGCTAAAAAAACTTAAACAGGAGAAACAATAATGAACAACATATGGACCAGTAGGTGGATGCTGCAGCCCGTTCGTCGTTGCTGCAAAGGCTCCTAACTCACGCGGGTAACGCCCGCGTTTTTTACCTTGAGAGAACAAAATGAAACTAACTAGAACGCAATTAAATCAGATTATCAAAGAAGAGATCTCTTCTACAATTCAAGCAAAAAGGATTGTTGACTTCCTCAAAGATCACGGAGACGTAGGAGCGGAGCTTTCTCACAAAGACGATGGCGGTCTTGAGATTATGGTCACTACTAAAGTTTTTGATACTGTAACAGGAGAAATGGAAACAGAAGTTCGTTACATCGAGCCAACCATGTCCGCTGCAAGAGAAATACTGGAGTATTGAAATGAAGTTACTACGAGAATTTTACCAATTATGCGAAGGCGGAGTCTGCCAAGATCTTCTGACAGAAGAAGAGAAAAGGTATGTAGCCGACGGAGGCATTTACTTAACAGGCATTATGCAGAAGGCTGACACTCGTAACGGCAATAACCGTATTTATCCCGAGCACGTTCTTCGCAGAGAAGTGAAGAACTATTCCAAGCTAGTAAAAGAAAGCAGAGCAATAGGCGAACTAGATCACCCAGAGTCCAACGTCGTCAACCTTGCTTCAGTTTCTCACATGGTAACTCAAATTTGGATGGACGGCAAAGATGTGATGGGTAAAATTAAAGTGCTCAATACGAGTGCTGGACAAGTACTCCAAGAGTTGGTGCGCGGTGGGGTGAGCGTTGGTATCTCTTCGAGAGGTATGGGTTCGGTTAGAGAGAGTGTCGGGGGAGAGACAATCGTTGAGGACGACTTTCAACTGATTTGCTTTGATATGGTTTCAGAGCCTTCGACCCCCGGAGCATTTATGATGAAGGAGTCGGTAGAACTCCAAGGCAAACTATTCACGAAGGCAGACCGGATTAACCGACTGCTGAACGAAGTGCTAAAAGATGACTGAGTATGAACAAAAATGGTTAAGCTTTCTTGAGGAAGCAAAAAACAAACCAGAAGAAGACTTAAACGAATATATCTCTGATATAATCAACACTGCTAAAAGTATAGCCTCGCGAGCAAAGGGGCAAGGCGCGCCCTCACCACTATCGGGATTAGGGCGGGGAAATGTTAGTGTTAAGCCAGAAGAAGAAGCAGAAGGGGAGGAAGAAGCGACCGCCGCCGTAGCCCCCGCCTCGCCCGCCGCCGCCGTAGCCTCCGCCTCGCCCGCCGCCGCCGTAGCCTCCGCCTCGCCCGCCGCCGCCGTAGCCCCCGCCTCGCCCGCCGCCTCGCCCGCCGCCGCCGTAGCCCGTCGTTCCGCTGCTGCCCGAAGAGCCAGACGCCGGCACAGCAACTCCACCATGGATACTGATGAGAGCATTGACACAGAAGACCAACCTATCTTAGAGCGTTGGCAGAAAATAGCAAACACCAAGAAGAAGGTTCTATGAACAAGTCAGATCTGAAGAAATTAATTAAGCCCCTCGTAAAAGAGTGCATTCACGAAGTACTATTAGAAGAGGGCTTGCTATCGAACGTTGTATCGGAAGTAGCGAAAGGACTGCAAGGAAGCCTTATGGTTGAATCCGCCCCTGTCCGCAGCATCCCTGCTGTTCAGAAAACTGATCGCAGAGCTAGCCAGTCTCAACAGGCTTCACTTGATGCCCAGAACGAGAAGCGCAAGAAAAAGATGAAAGAACAGAGATCTAAGATGATGGAAGCCGTTGGAGCTAACGCATACAACGG